TTTGTTATAAGTTCACTCAAAGAACAATTTGATAATTTGGTAGGCGAAGGCTCATATTATGATTTGCCTGAAAAACAGAAAACTCAGATCAGTGACATTCAAATTTCTGAGGTTTTAAAAAGTTTAGCAAATGCGGTTGAAGAAGAAGAAAAAGTCGGTGTATTAAAACAGATGACCACCGACACTGCCTCTCAGATAGAGAGTCTGAGTGTGGAAAAAGAATCAGAAGAAAAAAAGAAAGAGATAATCGAAAAACTAAAGAAGTTTTTAGAATTTCTTAATCAATTCGAAGATTCAGATGGCGGAAAAAGTGATTCAGAATCAGGTGATTCAAAAGAAGGTGATTCAGAAAAAAAATCACTTAGTTCATATTATCCGCTTATAATAAAGAACTTAAGCTCACTTTCTTTAGTCTTATTGAACTACAAAAAAGTCAAAATTTCTAATGTACCAAGTCAATTGTCTTCTCTACAAGGAATCGCACATGAATTAAAAGGTGGTGAGACAATAGAAAAACTTCAATTAGATAAGGAGATAAATAAATTTGGTCTTACCTTGGAGGAAATCATAAAATCAAACCAACAAGCACTACAACCCTTTATTACTAAGGCTGCGCAGACAAAAATTCCGATATCAAAGATGACCTTACCTAAGGGTCTTAAACTTAATTTTGGGAAACCAAAAAAAGAAAGTTTTATTTTTGAATCAGAGAGAAATCAGACAAGTTCCGGTGAATCACATGCGAATCAGGCTTTTGCTAAGCTAAGAACATCAATTCAAATTCTTGAAAGTCCAAAAGAAAAGGGAATTGCAGTCACAAATACTTTTTTAAATGAAATTTTGTCTAAAAAAAACAATGACGAATCGAAAAAAGTGATAGTGAGTCTTTACAAAGAAATTCTAAGATATTTAATAGGTGATAAAAAGCCAACATTAAATGCTCCATTAGATCCACTTTATAAAGAAAGTATTGAAATCATATCCGATAAAAATAAGAATATAATAGTTGCTGAGAAAATAGCAAGATTTTGTAGAAGAGCTCTGCAATTTGATGGTAAAGGTCTTTATGGTAGCTATGGAGACTTGTCTACACCTCTTAAAGATTTTGTCGAAAGTCTTAAAATGTTAATGAAAGTTGAACCGTCACAACTTGGTTCTGAAAAGAAACAGGAATCAATTTTATTTAAATACGCCAGATTTGTAAAACTAATAAAAGAGGCAGATGAGAATGAAGAGGATGAAGAGCCTGTTTCTGAGAAAATAAAAACATATTTCAATGAAAATTTAGAGATAGATGATTATCTTATATTAGAAGAAGAGGCAAAGAAAATTGAATCCGAAATTGAAAAGAGTGTTCAATCTCCAAAGTTTTTAGTTATTAGAGGAATGAACCCGATAATTGAGATAGTTAGAATATTTAACCGAGCTTATAAAATACACACAACATCAACTATACCAGTGGGGACCACTGATGGAAAAGTAAAAGCATCAACTTGGTCAGAGTATACCGCATTTGGTTACAGCTCAGGAGAACCTTCAGCAACCGAAGACGGACCATATCGAAACAATAAAATTTTTAATATGTGGGAAGATGCGGTGATGGATGTTTTATCAAATACAAAATATGCTCCGATATTTGCCGCTCAAACAAAGATTGAAGATGGTAGTGGAAATATAAAAGAAGGAGCCGGAGTGGCTCTTCGACAAATGATGCTTGACTTCCTTGACGGTGATGAACTTTATAAAGGAGAGGGTGGCAAAAGTGACGGCGGTGTTCAAAAAAGAGCCTTAAATAAATACTTTGGTGAAGTTGCTGACGACTTCTTTGATAAAAATCAAGACCCTACACCGACATCATATAGAGGTGCTAATGGTAAATCTGATTTAGATGAAATTGAAAAAATTGCCAACGAAATAAAAACATCAAAATTGAAATTCCAATCCGCAAAAAATTTAGCAGATTCCTTCAAAGAAAAGAAGTTTAGAGGAACCATCTTTGCGGTAACTGGAAAAAACAATGAAGGAAAGATTGAAATATTATACTTTTTTATACCAAGTGGACAGGGTTCAAACTACTTCCTTTATGTCTCAAAATCAATGTTTAACTTTCAGCGAATATTAAGACAATATGAACCTTCTATGACATTAGACAAAGGAGACTTAGCATCAATGAATTTACTAGAAAAAACCGGATCAGGTCCTTATCCAATTTTACAGACTGTGATTTCTACTGATAATTTAGTGAATCTTACAGGAGGCCGGTTGAACAAAATGGAAATAAATTCAGTGTATCTCCAAGAGGGCAAAACGGAAACAAATATTATTTCATTAAAAGAGATTAAAATACCAAGCTATTTAGTTAAAGAGGGTCAAAGTGCGGGCGAAATGTATCTTTTCAAAGCACTCGATAGTGATAAAAACACCCAGTCGGTAAAGGGTATAAAATCAATTTTGCCAAATATAACAACTTTAACAACAACTAAATTTGGCGAAAAACAAGACTTCAGTCCTGTAATTAAACTATCATGATAATTAAAAAGTTCAAAAATTTTATTAAACAAATCAGAATCAACGAAGAGTTGGAACCAGAAACGACTGATCAAAAGATTGAAAAGGAAGAGACTAGAGATGAACTAAAGGATTTACAAAAACAATTATCAGATTACGACAGCGACCTTAAATCTAAAATTGAAGAACTTTATAATTCAACAAAAAACGATACAGAAATTTCACAAGAAATAGAAAAACTGATGCCTCAAAAAGAAGGCAGGAATAAATTTTTGGTCGATTACATGAAAATTTGCCGACTAGAAAATGAGATTAGAGAGTTGATTAAAACAAGAGAAAATAAAAAGGATAAAAATTCTGAATTGCTAGATAGAAAAGCACTTAATAAGAACGAACCGGTTTCATTGAAAAATATTGAAACACAATTAAAACAGAACTCTGATGACCAGTCTACTATTTCTGTAACACTTGCTGAAAAAGAAAAACAAATAAAACAAGTTTTAAAGGAACATGATGAACTCATGAAGAAGACCAAAGATGAATTAAGTGAACTAAAAAAGAAAGCTTAGTCGACATAAAATAGAAAAAAATTCATTTTTTCACTTTTATATATACTTAAAAATAAAGTACAAAGCATTATGGCAATTCAAATTGGAAAATACAAAAGACCAGGGATTTTTATCGAAGAATTCGACAAGTCGGTTATCACAAGTCCAACTGTTCAGGGAATAACTAATTTAGTAATTGGTGTTTCTAAAAAGGGACCTGTCAACACACCTATACGAATAACTAACTCTAATGAGCTTGAATCGATATTCGGCCAACTGGATAGAGGTTTGGAAAGAAAAAAATCATTCTTTCACAGAACCATTAGTAAAATGCTGGAAACTTCTCCGGTTTTTGCAATGAATTTGTTGTTAACAGACGATAATTTAGATAAGTTGGAATATCAATCACTTTCTTCATCTCCTGCGTATTCAAACGATATCGAAAGAGAAGGGCCTTATAGAAGATTTTTTGACACAACCGGTTTCTGGAAAAGAGACACAGAATCTTTCATCAATCTAACAAAAAATAATACCGGATACTCAGAAAGAGCATTTAGTATTACAAACTTGTCTGATAGATACGTATCTGTATTTATTTTCAAATCGACTGTTACTGGATTTGATAGAACACTTCTTGAATATTATGGATCAATCGAAAAACTACCAACATATGTTAATGGATTGGATTTTGCTTCTGATTATCTGGTTGATGTTTTGATTGTCGCTGGTGATTGGTCAAATTACCAAGAACTATCAGTTGATCCAAGATGGGTTGACTACTTTAGTGCTTCTGGTTTGAGAAAGGAACAAGTTAGAAATTTTGCAAACGATAGAAATGTCACAGCACTCGCTTTTTATGAGGGATTATCTTTGATTCCATATTTTAGAGACCTAAATGGTAGAAACATTTTTATTGAAACTACAATTAACAGAGATACCGATAAAACAGGTGTTTTCTGTGCGTTTAATAATGAATTAGTTGAAAAAGATTATCCTAACGGTTTAATTGACCTAATTGGAAACACAATATCAGATGGTGGTAAAAATGAAATTAACTTTCTTTCCTACCAAGAAACAATTACTGAAGATGTTCTAATTGAGTCTACACCTTTGGATTTACCAGGAAACGTCACAGCGATGCTTGGAACTTACTCATTTAATAACCAGTCAGATCATGCATACGACTGGTCTGGTTTCTTAGGTGACAAACCCTTGACCTCTGGTGTGGTGGAGCAAGCAGAAAGAACAGCATGGTTTGCTGAGAGCTCTGTTTATAATGTTTCATTAAACTCAGCAACTCCTAGCATCGTAACTGCCACGACATCAATCAGCATTACTTACGACGTTGATCCTAATGGAGCCTATGTGATTGTTGGAAATCAATACGTGCCAATCTCAGCAACAGCCACATTGACACTTAACTCAACTGACTATCCTTTCAACACCTCAATTGCCACTTATTCTGTAGCTTTTGTTGTTGATACAACCGGAGAAATCAAAACCGTCGCTACATACGCATCTAATGTAAATCCATCAGTGAATGCATCAGATACGGTATTGGGTTATTTAGACCTTGGTATAGCTTCTCAATCGTTTGTTGCACCACAAAACTTTACGGTAGAAAACATTAGCGTTGACACAAACGGATTCAAAGATTATAGCTTTGGAACTAACTCAACAGATGATTATTACATCTACGAGGTGCTTCCTGGATATGGAGATGAAATAGTTATTGAGTTTCCTGGAACTAACGCAGTAGCTGATACCTCAAACTATGAGCAATATAGAAAAATAAAATTGTTCAATAGATTGGTTAATTTAATTGATAATTCAAATAAAAACCAAATGTCATTGGTTCTTAACCCTAATACTTATGAAAAGTATAGCTTTGAAAATATCACTATTTCAAATATTGTTCAAAGTTCACTTTTCAACAAATCTTTTAGACTCAAAACAGGATTAACATCGGCTCAGTTAAGTGATATTTTAGCTGGTTTCTTCTGTGTTTACACATCAGATAACGAAATCATCTTAGGAACTGATGGTGTTGAATCAAAATCAACTATAGCTGATTTTAATTCAGTGGGTGTTTCTGGTAAGTATTCAACTTTACATCAAAAATTTGAAGACGGACTTGTAAACACTGGGGATTATTTCTTTAGTAATAGAATGTTCTTACCATTCTCTGGGGCTACTTACAGCGCGACTAACCTGTTAAACAACGGCGTAGACGTTTATTTTGTAGATGGTGAACAAGCACCAAATGGTGGATTAACACAAGCATATGCTGGTTACAACTATATAGTTTTCCGTTCTGATGTTGCAAACTGGGACAATGAAATTAACCTACAAACTTTTGAACAACTTCAGTTTCCTGGATCTACTTTGAACAAAGGACCGTTCACTCTAATTGTAAATCCGGTAAACGCTTTCAATGGTTATACGCCTAATCAGATCGCTACATCGCTTGGATACGGAACCGGGTCTTATGCTTATACAGTTTCAGAAGAAGTGGTTTATGAAGAACTTAATGACCAGACGAGGATCGACGATTATTTGGTGAGACACTATTTGAAAATGTATTTAGATGGTTCAAACAACCTATATACGGATTTTGTAGAGTCGGATCTAGAAACACCAAGCTATGTTGCACATAAGGCAAATAATGATTTTTACATTAAATCAGAAAAATCTAATTATAAACAAACTATAGAATGTGAGCTACCTGCTGGATATGTACAGGTTCCAAATAAAATTTTAGTCAATAGTGCTAGATACACCGAAATTAAAGTTGGTGATTTCTTGGAAGCATATTACGACCCAACAACTTTAGCAGTTGGTCAGTATCCAAGAAAATTGACAAGAATTTTATCAAAAAGAAGATTCTCAGGTGACCTTAGTTTAACTGAAATTACTTGCGACTCAAGAATTCTAACCAGATTTACAGGATCTGCTCTTCAAACAAATAGATTTGTAACAGTTGATCAATATGCTACAACACTTAAAACTATATCTCTCAAAGGCTTTAGAATAAGACTAGCCTCTATGCCTGACGGGACAGAAGAAAGACAAACCGCTATTTTGAATACAATCTCTAAAGGAACCCCGCTATTTAAGGCTATAACAAATAAAGAAGCAATTGACTTCAGATACCTGATAGACTGCTTTGGTCTTGGTTTAACTGAATTTAGTAAACAACCACTAGTTGATATCTGTGGAACAAGACTTGATTGTTTTGGATTTATCAATATGCCTTCGGCTAGAGATTTTAGAAATTCTTCTTCGCCAGCTTTCACTGATACTGAAGGTGTGTTGCAAATGGAATACGTTGCAAAAGGAGGAGATCCAGAAAGTAGTCCTGCATTTTTCTACTCCTTTGCGAAGGGACCAGGGGTTACTTCTGTTGGATATTTCTTCCCTTATGTGTTAATTAATGATAACGGTAGACCACTGGAACACCCATCGTCTCCATTTGTTGCTACAACATATATGGCAAAACACATTTCAAATGTAGGAAATGTTACACCTTGGACAATAGCCGCTGGCGTTACTAACGGTAGAATTACTGGAATTAACTCACTTGAGTTGGATTTCACACCAGAAGATATCGAGTTCTTAAATCAAGCACAAATAAATCCTTTAGTGTTCAAAAGAAATAGAGGATTTATAATCGAGACTGAAAACACTGCTCAAACACTTGTAAAATCAGCGTTATCTTACATCCACGTAAGAGAAGTATTAATTGAGCTCGAAAGAGAATTATCAAGAATGTTGTTAGATTTCCAGTGGAGATTCAACACACCTGATATCAGAGCAGAGATTAAGTTGAGAGCTGATACAATTTGTGAAACTTATGTTTCTAGAAATGGTCTTTATAACTACTTCAATAAAATGGATGAAGAAAATAACACCGCAGAGTTGATAGATAATCAAATAGGAGTTCTAGATACTTATGTTGAGCCGATTAAAGGTATGGGTATTATTGTAAATAACATCACAATTCTTAGAACAGGAGCTATCGAAGCCGGTGGATTCATCAACGGATAATACTTAGTTAAAATATTAAAAACCCTCAATTTGAGGGTTTTTTTATGCAAACAAAATTAGGTTTGCCATGAGCCCGTGTCTGTGTGGCTGGAAATAAAAAAATGGATTTTAACTAGCTGATCAGTAAAAATAAAAAAACAGTCAGATTTTCACTAAACTTTTAATAATAAAATACTATAAAAGAGGAGGTAATATAACTTATATATAAAAAAATTAATTTAATAAAATGTCAAATAACCCGGAAATGACCGAAGAAGAATACTTGAAAAGACACCTTCAAGACTTAGACCATGCTAATAATGTAAAAAATGGAATAGAAACAGATGATCTCCCTTTTGTAGAACAAAATGCTTCTACTAGAACTTCCGACCTACAGTTTTTCAACATGGACATTAGAGAATTGCCTTGTGGCAAATACTATCCAACCGGAACATTATTTATGGTCAGACCGGCTCAAGTTAGAGAGATTCAAGCCTATTCAATGGTTGATGACACAAACTTTTATGACATCGTTGAAAAAATGAATGATATGTTACAAGCATGTGTCAGAGTAAAATACCCAGATGGAAAAATTACCTCTTATCTTGAAATCAAAGACCAAGATAGATTATTTTTAATATTCCTTATCAGAGAGTTAACTTTTCAACAAGGAAACTCACTAGCAGTTACCGCAAAATGCTCTTGTGGTTCTGAAGTCAAAATCGAATTAGCAAGAAAGAATTTTATTTTTCACGAACAAGATGCTAAATTGGAAAAATACTTCAGCCTATCATCTAGGACTTTTAATTTTAGCACAGTAAACGGAAAATATTTTGAGTTGACACCACCTAATATCGGCATTCAAAAAGCATTTACTGATTACATCATTAAAGAAAATCAGGAGAAACGAACACCAAATCTTTCTTTTTTGAAGATAATTCCTTTCATGTTAGCCGGGAGAACATCAATTACTTATGATGGAATTAAAGCAAAACTACGTGAATTTGAAGAAATTGATGACATTTCTTTTCAATTTTTGAACGCAGCAGTTAATAAAATGACAATCGGTATTTCAGAAATAAAATCACTTTGCGAGTGTGGTCAGGAGGTCCGCACTGACATGCAATTTCCCGACGGAGCCTCAGGTGTTTTCGTTATTTCAGATGCCTTTGACTCATTTATTAAAGAATAAATTAATGTTGCAAAAACATTGGAGACTTCAAGAATGGTCAATTGATTTATGGCCATTCTGGTTATTCGAAGAAAACATCAAACTTGTTAACGAATTAGTTGAAGAGGAAGAAAAAGACCGTAAAAAACAGGAAGGTGAACAAAAGTTACCGGATTATGGATCTGTGGCCAACAACTTCAAAATGCCAAACTTTAATATGCCATCTATGTAAAAAACAAAACCCATCTAAAAGATGGGTTTTTTTGTGTAAATTGATATTTTAAAAATTATTAATACCCAGAGACAACACCTGGATTGATAGCGTATCCGTTATCTATATATTCATCGATGAAGTAGTCATAAACAAAATCAGCAGCAGCACTTTCTATGATATTGTTTGATGACCAATCCAAAGAATATCCAGCGATTTTAGTTATCTGAACGTTTTGGAAAGTTACCCTTCTTAAAACTTGACCTTTTTTATCGTGTTGGTTAACTATAATAGTTCCAATAATATCAGATTTATAAAAGGTAGAACCGTTTTGAGAATTAAACACCAAATCATACCAAGCTTTAAGAGTGTTCCAAGTTTCCATCGAACCAGACTGATTAACATTTACTTGAAATGGAATACTTAAAGTTCCATCTGTCTTGGTTGGTGGTGTCATAAACATTCTAGTAGAATATTTAAATCTTTGTGTCTTAGCTGAAACATCAAACTCTGTTAAGTTTAGGTCAATTTTAGTTGCATTTTGAAGAAGTAAAATAGCGTTTCTATTAGCTTGTAAAGCAACTGGTAAAATGAACGTTATCTCAAAGAGGTTCAAATACACAACTTCATCTGGCAAGGTACCTGGTCCCCCGGGTGCTCCTGCTTGTATAACGTTTGCAAAATGTGGTAGTGGCATAGTAATAATTTTTTTTTGTACTTTATATATTACTTAAAATATTCTCTTTATATCTTAATTTTTAAATTATGTTGTAAAAAATGCCATTTCCACTTTTAATAAATAATACTATGAATTGTCACTATAGATATTGTGGAAAAAAGATAAATTGGGGAAGACCGGATAGAAAATACTGCAATAAAAGTTGTAAGTCAAAAGAAGTTTCAATATCTAAAGAATTAAAATCATTGAATAGAAAGAGCCAAAAGAGTAGAGATTTTGTCTCCAAGTCTAACATTATTCATAATTTCAAATATAACTATGAATTAGTAATTTATCAAAATTGTAGAACAAAAGTCATAATAATGTGTCCGTGCCACGGTGAATTTAGCCAAACTCCAAATGCTCACCTTTATGCCGGAAGTGGATGTGAAAAGTGTGCTAGAGAAGGGAGAAGAAAACAAAATGAATAGGTAATCACGACCTTTTTTATATATAAATCATGCTTACTAATAATTTTTATGTATATATCTTTTTAAGAGGAGATAAACCGGGAATATTTGATTATGCTGATGGGTTATATTTTAACTATCAACCTTTT